CTGGAACACGAGGTCCGGCGCATCCGAGGTAGGCACCTCGAATTGCTCTGACGCCGGAGGAGTACCGGGCAGGGTCATGGTCGTGCTGACCTGGTACCGGGTACCACCGACCACGGCCGCTCCGCTGACGGTCGCGCTGGTTGGGTCTACCGCGTCATTCCCGTCTACCGTGTATGTGAATGTGACGATCTGGCCGTGAGCCGGAGCGGTATCGTCAGCGTTGATATCACACGAGATAGCCATTATTCTCCCTAAGAGGTGTAGCTAATGACGGCACCGACCGGGCCTCCACCGGTGCCAAGGCTGATGACGTTGGCGCGGGCTTCGCGCTGCTTATGGTGCATGGCGGTGTAGCACCAGTTCGGCCCGGTTACCCTGTCCTGCTCCGTCCAGGCCGTACCGTCCGGGCTTGTCTCCAGGGCAATAACGCAGTCCGGTGCGCCGAATGCCTTGAGCGAGTAGTTACGGAATGTCTTCCCGGAGCCCGCATCGACGGAGCCTACAACCGGCCCGGTGGCCGTCGCGGTAAATGACTTGGAAGCCATGTTACGTCCTTAGCTGCATTGTTCCCTGAGATTTGCGGTAATCCGCGAGCGCTACCTTCAGGCCCGCATCGATAAGTGCTGCCTGAAGCCCAGCTCCGGAGGTCCGGCGCATAGAATACGAATACGGGCCGATACTCTCGGAGGCCAGCGTGGCAGACATTGTTGGTGTGGATAGCTCCGATATGATCGCCGTACAGAGGACGGCCAGAACGTCATCCGGCGTTTCCTCGTATCCGTGCGCCCCAATAACCTGGAATGAGTTCATGTACCAGGAAGTCTCATACCATATTTCTGGAAGGTTGATAATTCCGGACTCGTGCGGACTCGGAACTGTTATGGTGTCGATGCCGTCGAATACCGCCCATGGTACCTCGATGTCCGGGATTCCCGGAGCGGTGCTAATTGCGGTCACGGACTCGATGGACTCGATGGGCCTCCATGGCAGTACAATCTCCCCACGGTCGGCCACCATGATGATGGTGTCGGCCGGGTAGTACACAAAGTCCTCGCGGCAGTACCGGCGTATGATCGCGGAGCCGTCGCGGAGGAGTGCGTCCACCCGGGCCATCTCCACCTGGTTCAGGTTGCGGCCTAGCCTCGCCACAATGTCGTCCGGCGAGGCGAGGCTAGGCAGCGAGCCCATGAGACCTCCTACTTGGTGGAACGGCTGGACCTACGGCCGGAGGAGCCGGAATCATCGCCGGAGTCATCCGGGCCGGCAGCGACAGCCTGCCGCTCCTCGTCTGCGGCCTCGCGCTCCGCCAGGGCCTGCTGCTCCCACTGGGAGCGGGTCATCAGCTGTTCCTGACCTTCACCACCCTCCAGGAGTACGTCCTGCGGGCCGGAGACCGGGTAACCGGTCTTGACGTCGATGGCGGTCTGGGCCGGTGGGGTAGCTCCGACCGGTAGCACCGCGCCGAACGGCCACCTGGCCGTGATCGCCTTCCCGGGCTCCATGATCGTGACCGGGTTGACGGTGGCGTACGCGAGCCGCATCGTCATCCGCATCACCACGGAGTCCTGCTGCATGAGGTTGAGGATGACCTTCCCGGTATCGTCGGAGATCACACCCTGGTCGAACATCTTGAAGCTGATGTCGCGCCGGATTCCGATGATCGCCTTGGAGAAGTCTCCCATGAGCAGCTCAGCTCCGGCCGTGCTGAAGTCCCACGAGCCGTTCTGGACCTCCGCGAGCGGGTACCCGTAGAATCCCTTGCCGGTCGGAGATCCCTGCATGTCCGGGTCATAGATCGGATTACCCTGGGCCGACCGGAGGCCGATGAGCTTCCAGCTCATTCCCGGCATCGAGGCGAAGCCGTTGACCGTGTAGCCGGAGCGGGCCATCGCCAGCCCCAGGTTCGCGGTATCGACTCCGAGGTCCACGCCGGTTCCCTCGACAACGAAATGGCCGGACTTCCCGGCTCCGGGGAACACAGCCTCACCCCAGGTGGCCGGCTTGTTGACACCCCAGAGCACAGCGGAGTCGATGAGCGCTCCGACCGCTTCTGTGATTCGCGGCTGGACCTGGCCCCACAGCGGAACATCGGCATCGTCCAGGTAGGCTTCCGGGATCGGAACCAGGCAGGCTAGCTCCTCCACGACCATGACGATGTTCTTCCACTGCTGCTGTGTAGTCTGCTTCATGCCGGTGTCGCCACCCACCCAGTACGCTACCGGGAGGACATCGAGCACGGGCATGCGCTGGGTCTTGGATGATAGGGTGGTACGGTTCATGACGGAGAGGGCCGCAGAAGCCTTTGGCGCCTCCTGGATAATCGCGTCGGACAGAGGCTGTGGGACCAGCGGGTCCGGGCCTCCTGATGTCCGCACGATGCCCTGATTGTAAACGGCCACTAACGGACCTTTCCGCGCAAAGCGCGGGAACGCTCGCGCTTACTCCCGGTGGGTTACGACACCACGGAACCACTCATCAAGGCTGTTCGGCTCTCCACCGTTAGCCGGAGCGCTCCCTGGGCGCATGGACTCGACGGGCCTGCGCCCAGGAGTGCCGTTACGGCCTCCACCTGAAGCTGGCTGGATCTCACCATTTGCGTCAATGGTGAATCCGGCACCTCTCAGGATTTCTTCAACTCTCGCCTGGACTGTCGTTTCGATTTCTCCGGCGATAGCCTCTGCCCTGTCGCTGATCTCCTCCTCGGTTCCGTCGCCAAGGTAGTCGATCAGCCCCACCGGCAGGTCATACGTAGCGGCAGCCATCATGCGGGTATGGTCGGCTCGCGCCTCATCCCGTTCCCGCTGGGCTGCATCCCGTTCCGCCTGGGCCTTCTCAAGTTCGGTCATCTGAGCTTGCTTCAGCTGCTGAAGCTCCGTCGCGGCAGCCGTATTCTCCCGGGCTCGCCGCTCATGCTTCCGGGCCTGAGCCTTCCAGTGAGCCAGCTGTTCAGCTAGGTCATCCGGATTCTGCTCATCGCCCTGCTGACCTTCTGGGCCTTCCGGATCTTCTGCAGATCCCTGGCCGTCTCCGGGCTGACCCTGTGCAGGACCAGTCGGCTCCGGCGCACCCTCACTCATTGTTCCTCCCTGCGCGGACTGCCCATGTCCACTATAAAGGCGAATTATAGACCTAACCGGGCCGGTTAGGAAGCCTATCCCTTCCGGGCTCTCTCTTTGGCTTTTGCGGCCGCCTCCTCGACACCCGGGGCATGGCCGGGCCAGCCTCCGGTCGCCTGATGATGAAGGTTGGCGCACAGGCCTTTCACGATGCCCGGGCCGACGTACTTACTCAGCTGGACCACGCACCTGTCGAAGTCTCCCGGTACACCCCAGTTGATCTTCGCTGCCCCAGCTCCGTGCGCCCAGTAAGCCTTGAGCCTCCGGGTGTTCTCAACATCCTTCGGAGTCGCCTCGCGTCCGGCTACCATAACACTGCCTCCACCATAAGCGGGCCACAGCCGCCATCGGCCGTCCTCCGCTTTCCCGTGACATCCACACAGTCGACCCGCCACCAGAATGATCCGGTAACTCCGGTATCGGCTGCGGGGATATCGAAATGAGAGATAGTTGACCCGGCATTATCCGGGTCGGATACGACATCGCTGTCGTATGTCCTGACGGCCGGGTCGGAATCGGCCGTTGTCTTGGATGGCTTGGTAAAGAATTCCGCAACCATTCCCGTACCATCGCTGATATCCGGGAAGCGAGCCGTCACCGTGACGTCATTCCCACGCGGGAATACCAGGCCGGTCTGATCCATTAGGACACCTCCACACGAGGCCGTTCAACAACAACATCCGCCGCAACATCATCCACGGTAACTCCGGCCACGATCCGGTCAGTATCAATGAGCACGGACGGCCGGATAACCGATATCGTAACCCGGGCTCCGGGCTCCACTATGACCACGGCCGTGAAGTGATCAGGGAGGAGCCCAGCTATGTACGGTGGTAGGACCCAGCCGTCAGCGGCCGACCCGGTATCCGCGAGCCCGGTGATCACGAGCACAGCCGTAACGGCTCCGTCGCCTCCGGACACGGTCAGCGACGATCCGGCGAGGAGGCCGGATACGGAGATGGCCCCTGCGGCCTCCGATGTGGCAGCTGACAGGCCGGAGACCGCGAGGAGGGCCGTAACCGACCCGGAAGCCGTAGAGGCCGTCTGAGAGCTGCCTGCGGCCGCTCCGGCCGTACCGATCGTGCCGGACGCGAGCGAGGCCGTAGCGCTAAGCCCGGCAGTCTCCAGGACGTGGGCAGCGATGGACACCGCGCCAGATCCGGCCGTCACGGTCGCAGAGGAACCGGCTAGCGGAGTCGTCCGGCCTATCGCCCCAGACGCAGCGCTCAGCGTGAGCGAGAGCCCACTCAGCGCCATGGAGAGGGTCACGGCTCCGGTCGCGAGTGAGCCAGTAGCAGAGAATCCGGACAGGGGCGTGAAGATCCCTATGGCCCCAGAGCCAGCGGAGCCCGTAACCGACAGCCCGGCCAGCGGGTAGGTAATGGCTCCGCTGACGACGGTCACATCGCCAGATCCAGCCGAGCCCGTGGCCGATGATCCGGCGAGCGGAGTAGACCGGCCGATTGCCCCTGAGCCCGTGCTGTCTGTCGAGGAGGACCCAGCTATGATGATTGTCTGGAAGATGGTCCCATCGCCAGCCGACCCGGTGACGCTGGATCCGGCGAGCGGCGTATACCGTCCGGCCGCTCCAGACGCTCCGGACGCAGTAGACGAGAGCCCGGCCACAATCATCGTCTGTGTGACCGTGCCGGTTCCGGCGCTGCCGGTTGCGGAGGAGCCGGCCAGGGGAGTGAACCGGCCGACCGCACCGCTGGCCACGCTGGCAGTCGCGGAGGACCCGGCCACAATCATCTTCAGCGCGACCGTACCGGAGCCCGCGCTGGCCGTTGATGAGCTTCCGGCTACCGGGGTAAACCGGCCGATCGTACCAGACGCAGCGCTCGCCGTAGAAGAGGACCCGGTCAGGACCATCTTCAGCACGACAGAACCGGAGCCCGCAGAGGCTGTCGTGCTGGATCCGGATATAGCTGCCGTTGCCGATATCGAGCCGCTAGCGGAGCTGGGTGTTGCGGAGAGGCCGCTGACCGCAGCACGGAGGCTAATTGCCCCGCTGGCACTGGACGCAGTAGCGCTTGAGCCGGATAGGATATCCGGCATGAATGTAATGACGCCAATATCAAAGAATGTACCGCTGACGGTATTCGCGCTAAACGTCTGCGAGCTAGCG